ATGGCAACTTGGCGTTGCAATTGTGGTAATGAATGGCAATCTAAAGTTTGTTGGCGTACGAATAATGGATCAAAAACATGTCCATCTTGCGCAAGGATATGTAATGCTGAAAAATACAAAGGAAGCGCTTACCACAAAGGAAAAACATTTAAGCCATTAAGTCAAACTCGCCCTGATTTGGCTGCGCTTGCAGTATTTGGTTTCCCAAATCCATCGACTATTAGTCAAGAAAGTCGTTTGCAAGTTTTATGGCAATGCCCAAATTGCCCGACTATGTATTGGTCATCCATTAAAAATAGAGCGCAGTGCCGTACTGGCTGCCCAAATTGCACCAAAGGATCTTTCAGGCGTAACGAGCTTGGATGGGTGTATTTAATAACCCGCCCAGGACAATTAAAGATTGGCATTACCAACACTGTAAATGGCACTGGCATAAGACTGAGACGCCATGGTTATAGTGGTTGGACACAACTAGACATGATCGGTCCAATAGATGGCGAGGCAGCGCATCAGCTCGAGCTGCGAATCAAGCATGAGCTAGATATCAAGCGTATCCCGCGTGGCGATCAGGCCTTCATGGGGCGTTTTGACGGTTATACTGAAGCATGGCAGACTGTAGACCTAGACGTATCTACTCTAAGGGAGTTGTTCGAGTATCTAGGCATCGATGAGGGTAAATATCATGGCACGCGGCAGGCAACCAATAAAGAACGAAGTGATTGCGATGTCGCAGACTCCACCGAGAGGATTGCCGGTGGAGGTGCGCAAGTGCTGGATCCGTCTATGCAATCGCATCCATCAATCGTCGGGCACGGGAGTCGCAGCCGCAGACGCCGAGGTGCTCATCATGGCAGCGCACCAGCTCGCCCGCGTGGAGGCGATGCGACTGGCAGCAGCCAACGAACCTTTCACTACGCCTGATGAGCGTGGCGTTCAACGCATGCACCCAATATGGGGAGAGCTGCGCAATGCCGAGAGCCAGTTGCGATCTACGTTTACTGTGCTCATGTTGACCCCACGTAGCCGCAAAACACGACGCGACAATATCGATCCTGCTGGACCTAATGAGGACGACATCGACGATATTGCTCTGCGCATCCTTGGGTAACACATGGCAAGCGTGAAAACAAAACGAGTAGAGCTTAGGCCTGAGGAAAAGGCTAAGCTCTTCTTTGAGCATTTCTTGACCCATAGCAAGGGCGAGATGTCGGGCAGACCTCTCGTGTTATCCGATTGGCAATACAACGACATCATAGCTCCACTATTTGGCACGCTACGACCCGATGGCATGCGTCAGTATCGGACGTGCTACATCGAGATTCCCCGCAAAAATGGCAAGAGTACGCTGGCCGCGGGCATAGCGCTCTACCTTTTATTTGGCGATGGCGAGCCCGGTGCTGAGGTTATTTGCGCTGCTGCTGATCGAGACCAAGCATCCATCGTGTTCGATCTCGCTGCCTCGATGGTGCGCAACTCCCCTGCCCTTGATGCCAAGTGCTCTGTATTGCGTAAAGAGATCGTCACCAAAGACGGCAGGCGCATGCGAGCCATCAGCGCGGATGCGCACACTAAACACGGCATGAACTGTAGCGGTATTATCTTTGACGAGTTGCATGCACAACCTAATCGTGAGCTCTGGGATGTGCTCACGACATCGACTGGAGCGCGAAAACAACCGCTGACGATCTCGATTACAACGGCAGGGCACGATCGCAACTCACTCTGTTACGAGATGCACCTACACGCTCGAGCGGTAGCTGATGGCACACTAGAGGATCGCAGCTTTCTGCCGGTCCTCTACCGCGCACCAGATGGCGCAGACTGGAAACAGGAGAGCACATGGCGGGCAGCAAATCCCGGCTATGGCGTCTCAGTCCGAGAGGACTACATGAGGCAAGCCGCCATGGACGCAGCGCAGAGCCCTGCCCGCGAGCTAGCGTTTCGCCGTCTCCATCTCTGCGAGTGGACCGACACAATCACACGATGGATCGCACCCGAGACATGGGACGCATGCCGCAGCCCTCGACCTGATCTCGATGGTCGATTGTGTTATGGCGCTCTTGACTTAAGCTCGACCATGGACCTCTCGGCGTTCGTGCTGGCGTTTCCGTTGGACGATGGCACGATCTGGATCGAGCCGACATGTTGGGCGCCTCGTGGAGCCCTCAAACAGAGAGAGCGCACCAACCGCATGCGCTACGACCAATGGCATGCGAGCGGGCATATCAACGTCACCGATGGCGATGTGATCGAGTACGAGGATGTTTACACGCGCATCAAGCAGCTCTGCGCACAGTATCGGGTCGTCGATATCGCAATTGACAGATGGAACGCTAGCCAACTGGCTCAGCAAATGCAGAGCGATGGGCTGAACATCGTGTCGTTTGGGCAGGGCTACGCGAGCATGAGTCCAGCCGCTAAAGATTTTGAGACATTAGTCATGGCGAGAAAATTACGACACGATGGCAATCCGGTATTGCGATGGTGTCTGGGTAACTGTTCGATAGAGTCAGATGCCGCTGGCAATATCAAACCCAGTAAGGCTAAGAGCTCGGAAAAGATCGACGCCTTGGTCGCCTCGATCATGGCAGTCGCAAGATCTCGAGTCGGCGAAGCAGGCGGAGCGATTGGGCGTGGTGCCCCATCGGTTTACGAGTCGCGAGGGATGACTCTCATATGACGATCATCGATCGCATCAAGAGCATATTCACGCTGCGCATGGGCAATCGCCCAAGCCTGCGAGATCCCGCGCTCATAGCGTTTCATGGTGGTTCGGTAAGCTCTGCCGGTGTGCAGGTATCTGAGTCATCAGCGCTCAGCTATGCGCCATTTTGGCAAGCCGTTCGCATTATCTCTGAGACCATCTCTAGCCTGCCCTTTCACGTCTATCAGCAGACTGCAAACGGGCGCATTATCGCTGACGACATGATGGTCGCTGACCTCCTGCGATTTGCGCCAAACGAGGAGATGACCTCGATGCAACTGCGCGAGCAATGGCTCGCGCAGGCTCTGACGTGGGGCAATGGCTACTGCGAGATTGAGCGAGACACAATCGGTCGCCCAACGCGCCTATGGTTGCTGCGTGCCGAAAACATGAAGGTCGGACGAAGCGAAAACGGCGATCTGCAATATATTTATCGCGACGATTTCTCTCGTGCGACCTACATACCAGCATCTGACGTACTGCATCTACGTGGCCCAGGTGGTGACGGCTACGTCGGTGCCAGCGTAGTGTCATTGGCTCGAGACTCAATCGGTCTCGGCATTGCTGCCGAGGCATTTGGCTCATCATTTTTTGGCCGTGGCGCTCGCCCATCCGGCGTGCTAGAGCATCCCGGCAGGCTCAGCGATGATGCCCGCGGTCGCCTGCGTGGCGATTGGGAACGTCTGCACTCTGGTATCGATAATGCCTCGAGGGTGGCAATCCTCGAAGAAGGCATGAAATGGACCACGACTGCCATCCCGCCTGACGATGCGCAGTTCCTCGAGACTCGACGTTTCCAGCTCGAGGAGATCGCTAGGTGGTTTAATATCCCCGTATCCAAACTGCGAGCAACTGGCGGATCGACCTACAGCTCGCTCGAGCAAGAAAACCAAGCATTTCTAAGCGAAACATTGCGCCCATGGCTTGTCCGCATCGAGCAGGAGGTCAGAAATAAACTGCTCCTGCCGATCAGCAGCAGCTACTACGTCGAGCATCGCGTCGAGGGGCTGCTGCGTACTGACCTCGCTGCTCGATACAGCGCATACGCCATCGGCCGCAACTGGGGATGGCTCAGCGTCAACGAGATCCGAGCGCTCGAGCAGCTCGACCCTATCGAGGGTGGAGATGTATTCTTGCAACCGTTGAACATGCAGCCCGTATCGTCGATGGGCGGAGCTCAGGCACCACCTGCTGATCCTACTGTCGCGCCAGTCGTCGTCGATCCTACAGCGCTGCCAGCAGCACCAGCGGCACCAGCAGAGACCAACGACCTCGAGGCATATGCCAGCGATGCCGTAATTGCGTTAGCGCTGGCAATGACCGAGCATCAGATCCCGAGCTGCGAGCATGGCAGCACCAATCGCTGCCGTGTGTGTGGCATCGAGCGTGAGCGTGAGCTAGTGCCACCAAGCCGCCCAGGTGGACGCCATGGCTGGCGCATTAAATGGCGACCGATTTTGCCGCTACGCAAAACAGAGACTGAGCGATCGATGCCTGCTGAGCGTCGAGCAAAATACGACAATATTGATTTTTCACCGCCTGCTGGCGTTCGTGAAGAGGCCGCTCGAGGCCTAGCGTGGCGAGCCGAATATGGTCGCGGCGGCACTGAGGTAGGCGTTGCTCGAGCCAGAGATCTGAGCAATGGCAGCAACATCAGCCCCGACACAATCGGGCGGATGGTGAGTTATTTTGCTCGCCATGCCGTCGATTCAGAGGGCGAGGGCTGGTCGCCGGGTCAAGACGGATTCCCGAGCGCTGGCCGTATTGCCTGGGCGCTATGGGGCGGAGACGCCGGGCGAACATGGGCTAACAAAGTCGCTGGACAGATGGATAGGGAGGACGACAATGGAGCGTAGACTGCTCTCTACCGTCTCATCTGATGCTGGCCGACTGATGGGCTATGCCAGCGTGTACGGGCCGCTCAGCGAAGATCTAGGCGGTTTCCGCGAGCGCATAGCACCGCAGGCATTTGCCAGCACCCTCGAGGATAAAAACGCAGATGTGCGAGCGCTGATCAATCACGATTCATCATTGGTGCTAGGTCGTCGCAGTGCGGGCACACTTAAGCTCAGCACCGACAAAAATGGCCTTGGCGTCGAGATCTACCCGCCAGACACAAGCTATGCCAAGGATCTGCTAGAACTCATTCAGCGCGGCGATGTCAACCAAATGTCATTTGGTTTTATTGTCAGAGCTGACGAGTGGACAATCGAGGAAACAGTACGAGTGCGGACCGTGACAGATGTCGAGCTCATCGAGGTCTCCGTCGTCACCATTCCCGCATACCCGGACACCACGGTCGCGATACGGTCGCGTGATCAGTGGAGCGCTAGCCAACTACGGCTGAGCGTACATTTACGAGGCCGAAAATTGCTAATGTCGCAGCTCGGCTGCGCAGGGAGGATTGTATGAGCGTATCACGTTCCTT